CCATCCTTAGTTACTGCCTCCTCCACTATCGTAACTCCTAACGCTCGCTCATACATCGATCTTGCTACTTTGGCATCTGCATCCTCCTTCCCACGCATTAATGACTCTAAAAAGGTGGGATGGTCGTGCTTCCAATTATGGATTGTTGCCTCGCAGATCTCAAATGCTGCTGCTATCTGCACATCACTAAGCCCAAGCAATGCGAGATTGAATGCTCTCTCATCGTGATCAGGTGTGTAGTCTGTTGGTCTGCCAGTTTTCTTTTTCATTTGCTTCGTGCTTTGCGATACTTGTCTGCTTCCGCATAGGCGATGGCAACTGCTTGATCTTGATTGTAGCCTTCGCTTATTAGCTTGCGGATGTTCATCTGAATTATCTGCTCTGTATCTCCCTGAAATAATGGCATAGCTTTATTGTTATTGACCTACAAAGATATTAAAGAATCGACAAACTCTGATTCTCTTAGCTTGTTGATGTTCTGCCCGATGTCGACCATCTTCTTGTACTGTGATGGATAGATGACCAGCCGTCTGAGTTTACCTTCGATGTATGCCATCGTGGTATAGATCTCATTCCCATCCCGATCTTCTGCATTGACTAAGATGCCGAAGTTATATTGTGGCTGATCGGTTGGCATAATTACCTTGTTGGTATTGATAAACATCTTAAGATCCTTATGCGTTACTGCCACTGCTACATCATACTCCCAACTTGCTCGGCTGAGATAACCGAAGTAGAAGTAGTTGCCTTCCATCATTGCATCAATGAAGATGCCTGCCCTAATTCTGATTGTCATCTTCAAACAAGATATTTAACTGATCTGAATGCCATTACATTGCTCTGATTGTACAGGTCGATGCAGTATTCAATCACTGCCGTTATGCTCATCATAAATGCTTCTTCTGGCGTGTCTGCCCCGTATGCTTCATCCTTCGGTAGCCAAGTGTTATCTGATACTATTTCGCCCTCCCTTATGAAGATGCCATTGAGCAGAGTGCTGTTGCCCAAGTATGGCTCTGTCGTAAATTCAAGATCGAACTCCTCACGCAGGAATGCACGCAGGCAATCCTTGCCATTGTAGCCGATCTCTTTTAGTTTGCTCATCTCGTCATCGGTGAGCAATAGATTAAGTTGGTTGCTGTTTAACTGTTTCATTTTGTTAGAATTGTGAATAGGTGTCGATGCGCTTTTTAACGGTGTCGATGAATCGCTCCATCATTGCCGAGTAGTAACTGTTGAAGTCTGAATGCCCTTCCTTGTTCGCCTCAAATAGCACGTACAAGGCTGCTCTTAATCTTTGGCTCGGTGTCTTGCTGCCCATCTCCGCTGCATCGATCTTCATTGCTTCAAGCAGCTGCTCATCATTGTAATTGAACTGCTCGCCCTTGAATGCCATCACTCCCACACCACCCATCCAATGATTCATAAGTTCGGTCATCTGCTCTGGTGATAGTTCCTGAGTGCCGATGCTGATCTTGATTGTCTTATCTCGCCTCGTTGCCACCGATTCGATGGCGCAAGGAATGGTCATTAACTTTGTCATTGTGCTGCTGATCTATTACGTTCATTAGGTATTTCTTCACTATCTCCCTGATCGCTTGCTTATGGCTGGCAGGCACTCTAAATGTGATGTTCTCGGTCTGCTCTCCATACTTCGACTTCGTGCCTGCATTTGCCCTGTAACCACCCCTTGCTTTTTTACTGACTTCCATTGCACAAAGATAGTGATTATTTGATTGTGTATTGCAAGTGAGTTGGGAATTATTTAGCGTTTACAGAATTAATTAACTTCTTTCAATGCCCAATTCATTAAGAACAAGATAAACTTCATTATCTACCTGATGACTATTTGCTGACTGAACAAATCTTATAAACTCATTATTGATTTCGTTTAAGTTCGAGGCAAGTTCATAGTATTCCATTTCTTTAGCTTTTACGATCCAATAATTTTGTAATTGGCTAAACAATCGTTCAAATTTTTTCTTGTTTGATGGTGTTGCAAATAGCGATAACAAACAATCATCAACGAATGATTGGCTATTACCTGAATAATCTTCGCCCCTAAAATTATCATACGTGTTGCATATTGTTTCTATTAAAGTTTCAGGACAGTAAAAGTGGGAAGGCAAATCATACTTTGATAACAAAAAGTTTCTTTCCATCCATTCGCTTTGTTCTTTGTTTAGTCTGATCATCTTAATGGTTTTTAATTGCTGATTCTTTTGAATCCAAAACTCTCAGGCATCTCTGTAATGTCTAAGCCACCGTTGGACATCAACTTCATTGCATCGAGTGTTATCTTTGCGTTTGCTATGATCTTATCTGATATGCCTATGATAGCATCAGCCCTTTTTGATTCCGATTCGATTTGCTCGTTGGTTAGTTCTTCATCATTCAATCGCTCCAGTGCTGCGAATAGATGATCGTTGAGGTCAGTTAATTTGTTCTTTGCCATTTTTTAAGGTTTTGATTTTTCTTCTGATTTTGATTTGCAGTCTTTTTGCTTCTACGATTTCGGGCATCTGCCTTGATACCTCAACTGGTATATCGTAACGGGTTGACAAGACATCCCTGATGTAACAATCTTGTAGTTCTTCTCGATACTTTTTTTTGAAGTGTAGTTCCAGCTTCTTTAGTTTTTCTTTATTGTCAGGATTTGCCCGATAGTCTTTGGAATACTGCAACTTATATTCTCTGTTGTCCTGATAGTGTTTTATCGCTCTTGGCTTCGCCTGATTTCGTCCACAAGGTTTGCAATAATTACCGATTCTATGCTTGCCCCTTACCTTGCTGAAGTAGGTTGGATATTCTGCAACTTCTTTATTCTCTTTGCAGATTGGACAAACCTTATGACTAAATGGGAATTGATTAGTTGTTTCGCTCATTGGCTTTAGATTTTTTTAACGCCAAACACTAAAGCCTTGATGATACCCTCCCGATCTCTGCTGGCTGCAAGTTTCGGGAAGTGATAGATCAATTCTTCATCGGTCAATGTCTGGAGCATTTCAATAAATTTCTTTTGAGATTCCGTTGGCGTGTCATTCATTCGATGTAAGGTAGTCAAATACCAACAACCTTGTATAGATGCCTTTGCGCTTAGATAACGCATCCTGTGGCACTATACCTCCCATAATAGCCTCAACTGCTGCATTCATCTTCTTCAGCGTGGCAAAGTCTTTCTCTGCTGATGCCTTGCTGCGATCCTGCTCATACTGCTTCAAGGTTAAATCTGCTGACTGCTTCCAAAGGTCAGGACGGTTGCCAAGCACAGTGCCAGAGTCAATCAACTCTTGGCAGATTCCCAATGATAACTCACTCCATTGCCTAACCGATTTGATCTTTAGTTCATTGGCGAGCCAATCTTTGCAGTATTGAGTGAACTGCTGCTTCTTGCTTTCCAATTCCGCAGCCTCATCCACCTCGTTAACCTTGTCGATATTGTCGATGGCAGCGAGGATCTTGCTGCGCTTCTGCTTCCAAGCATACATTATCTCGCTGAACATATTGACTGTGTACATTCCACCGAATGCTTTGAGTGCGTTCTTGGATGATTCTGCGTGTGCTTCTCTGACCTCCTCAATGCTGATGTTGCCGTAGTCTTTAACCATTCGATCATAGCATTCGCTAAATACTGAATCAGGAGTATTCTTGTCAGCACCAAAATAGACTTGGATGATAACGGTTAGCACCTCGTAAAACTTTCGCCTCGCTAATTGTGCCTCCATTTTTTTGATCGGAAAATCTCTGTGGTATTGAAGCATCGCAACCTGATGAGGCTGTGCTTCGATGCCCATTCGGTTAGCCTCCGAAAGTATTTCGGGTAAGCCTCTCAACTCTGTCGAGGATGGCTTGGTCATTATGGTGGAGTTGGTGTCCTGCTGCTGTGGTAAAAGTTCGCTTGTATTCGGCAGGATTTCGCTTAACCCAATTTTGGGCTGCGCTGATCCAATTTGCATAGGTGTATTTTGAGGAGGCATCTGATGATGTTTTTAAGGTTGTATAAACTTTTAGAGGATCGGTGTCTGGATGAGTTCTGGCTGTTTCGGTTTGATTCCAATGCTCAATGAATAGATCAGGATCATCGGCATAGATGGAATCTGCAAAGCGGTGGTCTTTCTTTTTTTGCGGAACTTTTTTCTTTTCAAGGGTAGGAGTGTATAGTTGGATTGAATCAGGTTGGATCTTTACGGGGTTCGATTCGATAGAATCGGTATAAGTAATATCATCATCCTTATACTTATCTTTCTCCTTATCCTTATCCTTATCCTTATCCTTATAGGCTTCCGATTCGCTTACAAGTCGCTTCTGATTCGCTTCGGTTTCGCTTCCGATTTGCTTCTGCTTAGGTTGCTTTCCGTTTATAAAATTTGTATTGCCTTTCGTAAGTACAGGCTCAATCAAAAGCCATATTGTACGGGCGATTCCTGTCAATTCTTTCTTTTCAAAGTCAAGCGAGTAACTGAAGATTGCATCATAAACATCGGCTTGAACTCCTTTTGGCAGTTCCTTTATCGCTTCATACATCGAGCGATAGAATATGCAAGTGTCTCGGTTTGTCATAAAAAAAATGCCCCTTGATGGCTGCGGTGGAATCGGCTCGGTTATCACACCTTGCCTCGCAGCCCCCAAAGGGCTTCAATGTTTTACATCCATTCAGGATTCCACCTCTGAACTACCACAAAGATAATAATTATTTACACTGCACTTGAGTTGTTGAGGTGTAATTATTACCGAATGCCACAAAACTTGTAGTACCTTCGATAGACTCCTCAAACTTTCGGATCTGTCTGGCAGTCATATCGCATTGAGTTACCAAAGTAACATTGCTGCCTGTCGTGCCGTACTGCGTTTCGGTCTTTTCCATTATCCTGCATTCGTAGCATTTTTTGCATCCTGATAGCGATGCCAAAAGGATGATGATAGATAGGGTTGTTTTCATATTTATTGAATTAAAAAAGTGTTAACTGTGATTTGAAATTATTGAACCGTTTTTCTGATGCCTCAAAGTATTCCTTATCAAGTTCAAATCCTGTAAAGTCTAAGCCGTTTTTATACGCTGCGATTCGGCTTGATCCGCTGCCTAAATGAGTGTCGAGTATCTTGTCAGTAGGTTTGGCATAGTTGTGGAAAATCCAATCGTAAAGGGCAATAGGTTTCTGAGTAGGGTGTATTCTTAGCTCTTTGTTTTTCATGTCTTGTTGAAGCATACCGTTCCAAGTATATTCAAATACTTTCACGCTTTTGTGAGTGCTGCAAATTGCAACCTCCGCTTCACCAAATGCAGTACCGTTCTTTTGCCAAACAATAACACCACCACACAATCCTAAAAAGTTACCGCCCCAAACAATTTGATTCTTTGAAACCCTTTCAAGTTCAATGTAATATTTATCTTCGGGTGCAATGTTTTCAAATAACTTGTAATTAGATCGCTTGGACTTTTGAGTGCCTTTCTTTTTATTATCCATCAAGCCTATGGCATCAACATTACCATAAGGCGGATCAACAACTGCAAGATCAAAATACTTGTCAGCGTAACGCTTCATTCCTTCGATGCAATCCTCGTTAAATACTATGCTGCTCATAGTTCATTTTTTATGTACTTGTCAATTATAAATAAACTCTCGTGAATTCCGATTGCGAATGTCGCATAGTAGCCAGCATCGGAAAGCATCTTCAGGATCTTCTGCTGCCGTTCAAGGTGTTCATCCATCAGCAGGCTGCCATCCTTCTTAAACACCTTCTTGCCTTCCAACTTGATCTCCAAGTATAGCCCTGCATACTTGCCGTTCGGATAGGCGATGAATAAATCAGGATAGCCAACAAAGCCATTCATTGACTTATGTAATCTGCCCTGCCCGATGGTCATCTTCATCCCTGCTGCGAAGTCGAATCGATAGACAATGTTAGGATGTTGTAGTGCCATCAACTTAGAGATGCTGATATAGATGTCGGACTCTCGCCTTTTACGTAGTTTCATTCTTTGCTTTTTTAAGTCCTTTATTCCACGCTCTCTGCCCTGCCTTGAATCTTGTCGGGATGCCTGCCTGCATCAGTCGATTGCCATAAGTATCACGCTTGTACTTTAGATCCTTTTTAACGCCTCGTAAGTTGGCGATCTGATAAACAGCACAGCAAGTCAATCCTAATGCGTTAGCGATGTCCTTTGTGGGCATAATAGGGTAATGAATCAACACAAAGCTAACAACCGCATCACAGTGCTTCGCTCTCATCGTCTGGAATAATCACCATCGAACTGCTCGATGAAGTTAATGATCAATTCCTTTGCACTATCAATCTCATCCTGATTGTGTCGGTACAAAAACAAGTCAGCGAACTTGCCAGACTTCTTAACCTTTGGAGTAACGCCAATATAGTAGAAGCACTTTGGATCTGTTCCCATCAGAAGCGAATACCACACCGCCTGAATATGATTAGCGTGCTTGATCATATCGGCAGCAAATGCCTCAATGTTCTTGGCTGATGTGGTCTTGATATCTGCGAGGATCTTCTGTTGATCCCAATTCATATCGATGGCACACTTGCCTTGAACTGTCTTGCCTCCGATCACAACATCAGCAACCACCACTTGCTCCTTGATCGACTCCTCAAACATCGTAGCCAGAAGTGGCACTTCTTGGAAGGCATCGTAGACATTCTTGGCAGCACCATTCATCTGATCAACTTCGGTTTCTAAAAGGTCGAAGTGAAAGTTAGCCCCCTTGTCGAGGGCATTCTTTGCATAGCTGATATCGCCAGTATAGAATCGCTTGATTCGGCTGGCTGATATTGCAGGATAGTTAATGAATTCTTCTCTGGTCATCAGATCTCCTCCCACCCTTCTGTTCTTCTCATCACCTTGTAGCCTGCTGCCTTGATCTTGGTGATCATCTGTTCGATGCTCATCACTCCATAAATCGGCTTTTCGATCTTGGTTGGTGCTTCGATCTTTTCGGGCAGTTCATCCATAGGGATCTGAAGTTGTTTAGGTTCTGCCTCAACAACAACCTTTGCCATTCTTTGAAATGAATCTTTACTAAACCTGTGCGCCCCTGTAACAAGCGAAGCATAATGACTTACTGCATATCCTGCCATTGTTGATACTTCAATCTTTTTTAGTTTAGTTTTGATACGTTTAGTTTCAATAAACTCAACTAACTCATAATGTTTTAACGGTGTCCAATCATAGCTATCACCGTACTTATTTATTGCTGTTGCGATTTGTGGCATCTTATTAGGTTGTTAAACTGTTTGTGTTTTAATTGCTACTACATTGATTCCTGCGATGTGCTTAAGACCTACCATCTCCATCGCCTTCGGCAAGTGCCTGAGAAGATCCTCTTGGCGCAAGTGATTCGTGGCGAATAAGACATTGATGATCTTTAGCCAATCAACATCGCCATCGACTTCTGCCTTGTAGACCGTTCTGATATTTTTGGTCTTTGGCATATCAACAGAACTAACATAAAGATCATCCACCATATTAGCCAGAGCATCCATCTCCTTGAAGTGGCTCTTAAGCGACATTGATTCCTGAATGATCTTTTCCTGCGCTTGCTTATGCTCTAACTCAACTTGCTCGTGGTACTCCAGCATCTTGGCTTTGGCTGATGTAATGAATTGGCTCAGTGGATCTGTGGTCTGCTTTTCAAGGCTGATCAATTCCTTCTTGAAGTGATCAACTGGCGCAGTGATTTCCTTACGTGCTGACTCAACGATCTTAATGGCATCATTCACTTGCTTGATGGCTGCTGCCATAGTGTTGTACTCACTCACGTTCTTAACGCTGTTGGCTTCTCCTGCCACGCTGTTGCGTTCAATAAGTGCCTGAGCGTTTAATATCTCGGTTGAGTTAATCGATTGATAAATCTTCTCAACGGGAATGCTTATCTTTGCAATGCTGTTCATGTTTATTTAGGTTAGGAATCGGCAGGGAGTTCGTTCACCCTGCCGATTTTTTGTTTAAGTTAAAAAGGGAATTTCTCTTTAGATGTATTGAATAGATCATCAAGATCATCTGCGCCATCATCAAACGGTGAAGCCTGCTGTGGCTTTGTCCACTTGGTCGATTCCTGACTGATGCGCTGTAACCACTCATCTGATTTCTTGATGTCCTCTTGCATAAAGTCAGGCAGCAATGAGAACACCATCTCATCGTGTTCAGTCGTATCGTAGCACATTGGAGTGTTGATAGCTGGAGGGCATTGCATTCCTTTCGGCATTGGTGCGATGCTCATAATGTTTGCATACGTTCTATCTTCTTTGCCATTGTGTACGATGTTAAGCATACAAGGAAGTGAGATAAGATTGAAAATGTCGAAGTCTGCTGCTTGCTTGTCGGTCATCTTCTTGCCGAACCAAGACTCGATAAACTTTCTAAGCGATGACTTCTCGCCCATACTTAGGTTAAACACTGTCTTTACATAGAATGGCTGCTCGCCTTTCTCCTCGTTGAATACTGCCAACTCCATCGGCAGTTCAAACATAAACTGAATCTTACGCTTTCTGTTCTGCCACTTCTCATCGAAGGTAGTGCCTTTGTCGATGATCTGATAGCATCTTCCGATGTGAGTGCCTTCGGGTGCAAGTTGTTTTGATGCGGATGATCCGCTGTTAATTGGTGCTTTCATTTCTGAAATATTAAAGGGTTAAAGATTACGCTTGTAAAGATTCAATTACCGATTCGTGCATAGTGTCAACTGCTGCACAGTAGGCTTGGTGATACTCCTCGATGGAGCAAGATTCAAAGAGCCGTAGATCGGCAGGCACGCCATAGGTTAACTCCTTGTGGAATTGTCTTGGCAGGGCTGATGCGTTGCTGTCGCATCTGGTCATTAGACCTTTTCTGCATCCGTCATTGATTACGATTGTGAGCATCCCTGCGAGATGATCGTAGTGAAAGAACTCGGTAGATTCGATGTTGCGAAATAGTGTTTTTGCCGTCATTGTTTTTAAGTTGTAAAAGGTGGGAAAATATGGGCAGGGGTTAGCTGCCCGATTGATTATGAAAATATTGGAGCCATTGAGTAAGATCCTAAAGCCATAACGTACTCATTACCGTTATATCCTACTTTTACTTTTTTGCGTACAATGTCTTTGTAGCCTTCAATTTTAAGAGTTACAAAATCACCTTTACGGCTTAATACTTCTGCCTTAAAAATGCAGTTAGAATCACAAACACTTACCGCTGTAATTACTGATCCTGATTTAATTGTTGAGTTGCTCATCGCTTGAATTGGTTTGAATTGTTCGTTTTGGTTTGACAAATGTAGAACCTTATTTTGATTCTGCAATACATAAACAAACAAAATAACAAACTACCAGCGTTAATTTACATAACTCGCTGATAATCAAATCAATTAATTTCAATCTATTTTTATGGAGTTGCCAATTTTACTGCGGTAATTCCGAGCAATGCTCCGATTCCGATCTTGGCTGCTGTGGTCTGATACCACTTCTTATCTTGCCGAACAACTACGTTACGCATTCCCGTTAAGTTGATGTTTGGGTTATCCACCCCAATCCGCACTACGGGATCTGTTCTTTTTAGAATCTTTGAAACAAAGCCCTCTCGCAGCGTATCTCCGATCGCAACGGTATAAGATGCAGGAATGATTAAAGAATCGATCTGAATGAATCCTAAGCGGTTTATTCGCCCTCCTATCTCTAACCATCTTTCGATCTTGTGGAAGGTTCTTGGAATCTTTAGGTGCGGAAAGCTATCAACATACACCACATCGCCAACCTTGAACTCAGTTTTGTAAACGGTCTTGGTCTTGTATTCAATGGCTTGGCTGACTTCTGCCATCTCCATCTTCTCCTTCAAGGCATCCACAGCCCGTTCAGATTGATTGATCTGCAATGCCTGAGTAAAGATAACAAGCGAATCATCAGTTATCCTTTTGGTGAAGATCTGATTCTCCTCAATCAAGTATTGTTTATCGCCTTTTAGTTCTTTAATGGTGGCACAACTGCGCCCCAGCATCAGCATTAAGACAGTGATAATGGAAAGCGATACGATCAGGTGAGTGTTAGATGGCTTCATTGTGCAGGAGTTGAATGATTTGATTTAATCGCATAAAACTATTTGACTTATCCCGAAGGTTGTCATTGAGGATATTTACCACAACATAAAATGGCATCTCCTTCTCCCTTACATAACTGGCTAACACCTTAACAAGTCTATCATCACATTCCTGATCACTTAGAGGCAAAGTATTAACCGATTCAAGCATCCCCAAATGTAGTTAAATTTGGCGAGTCAACTTCTTGACAAGCAACCTAATTGATTCATCAA